AACCGTCAATAGCAGGCAATGGGCCTGTTAGCATAGAAGCAGGATGAGTAGTAGGATGAGTGTATGTCTCACCAGCAGGGCCAGTTTCACCTTGAATGCCTTGAATGCCTTGTGGGCCTGTTGGGCCTGTGGCACCTGTGGTACCTGTATCACCTGTAGCACCTGTAGGTAAACCTAAACTAAGAACACCTGTTGATGAATTATAAGATGACGTAGCAGAACCACCAGCAGCTACTGTAGAAGTAGACGTAGTTAATGTAGTTAGTTCATCACGATAATCTTCAGCAGTGTCTCGAGCACTTTCAGAAGCTGTCTTAGCAGTTACTGCATTAGTCTCTGCTGTCTCTGCTGCTGTCTTAGCTGTCTCTGCTGCATTCTTATAAGTTAATGCGTTAGCTTCACTAGCAGCACTAGATGTGGCACTAGAGGCACTAGCCGTAGCTGAGGTAGCTGCATTCGTTGCAGATGTTGCTGAGTTAGTTTCTGAAAGCTCCGCAGCAGTTTCACTGAGAGCTGCGTTGATTGCATTAGTAGTTGCAGTAGTTGCTTTAGTTGCTGCTAAGGATGCGCTGGTAGCTGCTGACGTAGCTGACGTAGCTGCTCCAGACGCAGAAGAGGAAGCTGACGAGGCACTACTAGCTGCATCAGTAGCCGACGTAGCAGCGTTAACCGCTTGTTGTGTTACTTCTGTAATTGTAGCATCAGTGGTAGAGTCGCCCGTACCACCTGTGCCTCGATATATTGCCATAATTTAATACCAATTAATGAATTTTACTGGATTAACGCTTTATAAAACTTCCTCGACCAACAGAGAATGGTTTACCACGTTTCTTAAGTTCTGCTTTTGCTTGGGTTACAGTGAACCCTGCATTTTTGGAACCTCCTCGTGCGATAGACCTCAACTCAGCAAGGGTAGCATCTCCAATACTAATCTTAGGTACGATTACCTTATCAGCCGAGCCTGCTCTTATGAAGGAAGAACGTGTCTTAGTGTTACCACCACCAAGAGAAGATACCTTAACTCGTGGGCCTACGCTAGGACGTTTAGAAGGGCCAGTTGTTGATGTCTTAGATCGAGAGCCTACAACATTAGGACGCTTAGAAGGCCCAGTAGTTTTAGACTTAGACTTAGGTTTAGGTTTAGGTTTAGCTTTGTTAGCTTTCTGTCGTACAGCAGCACCAGAAGAACTTTTGATTATGCTTCCGTTACCTGAACGAATAACCTTGCCTGAATTCTCTCCTGTCTTCTTCAGGAGCTGGTTAATTTGATATTGAACCCGACCTTTAGTCTGGGTAGATGCACCATCTTTCTTGAGCTTTGCAAGCTTCTTTCTTAATTCACCTAGTGTAGCCATGAGTAAAATTTCCTTTATATAAAAGAAAGGGGAACTCCCTAGAAGTCTAAGCAGTTCCCCTTGAGAAGGCTAAAATTCTAGCCTAGTGTGTTTACGCAGGAAGCGCAACAGCGACAGCCGAATCGTCACGTAACACGCCAGTACCATAGATAGTATCAGCAGTGAATAGATCAGCCAAGAACTCTTGCTTGTACTGGGTCTGTGAACGAACACCTAGCTGTTCAGCGAATACAAAAGCATCCTTATGCATGAACAAACCAAGCTTGTAATTACCATCAACTGGGCAGTTGTTACTGATGTAGATATCCACACCATACAAGTTACCAATCTTGCCGTTAACAACAGTCTGACCACTTACGAAGTCAGAAGAAGTATAACGATCAATACCCATAATAGCATTACGAGCAGATGGAGGAAGGATTAATGAACGACCATCCATAGGTACGTCAAGATCATCCAAGTGCTGTACTAGGTTACGGAAACCAGCATCGTTAAATGCAGCACCGCCGTTGCTATCGTAGTCAGATAATGCACCATCAGCAGCCATTTCTTGAGCTTTAGCCCAAGTAGTGCCGTTGCCGCCATTAGCAGACTTACCAAGTGCAAAGATATCATCTTCAACTTTCTTGGCTAGAGCATAACCAGCATCACCAGTGTAGAACTTACGCATAGAAGCCTGAGCTTGAATGTCAGCAATGTCCTCAATCAACTGAGAGTATTCAAAATGCTTATCAATACCGATGGTGATTTTACCAGCAGTATCATTCTGAATGGTTACAGCAGTGCCAGCAGCTTTCGCATGGGCTACGCCACGGTTAGGAGTAGGGATGAAGATTTGATCACCCTTCTTGCCTGACATTGGCATTTTGTTTACTAGGTTAGCAATTACCAATTCCTTTTTATAAGCAGCAACGATTTCGTCACTCCAAATATCAGGGATAAAGTTAGCTGCTGTAGTAGTGTTTGTTGCACCGCCTGTAGCGGGATAAGTAGAAGTAGTCATAATAGTTTCCTAATAATAAAAGATTATCGAACCCTACCTTCAGCATACGCTTTCATAATAACGTCATTATTAGCTAGGTAGCGTTCAGGTTCGTGTTGCATCATATGTAATATCTCAGACCGCTTAAGGAACTTCTTAGTAGCTGCCTCACCAGAACCACGCGCTGTACCATTGCTACCACTTTTAAGGGAACGCTTACGTTCACCCTCAGAAGCAGCCTTAGCCTGTGCTACTAGTTCTTGTTGCTCTTTCCAAGAAGTAAACAAATCATCTGCTGCTTCAAAATCAAAATCAGCATCTGCTCGTTGTAGCTTCTTAGTCCGCGCTTGAGACTTTCCTACCCACTCTTGGAACTGTTCGTTATGAACAATATCCATTGCATCAGGATGAGCTGCGAAAATAGCGTCACGAGATTCAAGACGATCTAGTTTCTTATTAGCTTCCCTTGCTGCTTTGAGTGCAGGATGGCTTTCTAATTTCTTATTGAGAGCTTCATTAGGATTTTCTAAAAAATCAATGTCACTAACAACTTCCTCTTCGGTTTCTTTAGGGGCTGACTTATGTGTGATAAAGTCATCTACCAGCTTTCTCAACTCACCTACTTCATTACCCTGTCGCCCTGCCAGCTTCTCAGCTTCTTGGTGCATTTGGATTAACTCCGCAGCAGACTTACCCTGATACTTTGCAGGGACTTGTTCTTCCTCACCTTTATCCGAATCAGTTTCGGGGGTTGTAGAAAGACTCTCTTCGAGGGTTTGATATTCCTCGTTATCTGCTAGTTGAGGCTCTTGGTTGCCATCTAAAAACTCTGCCATGTGTGCTCCGTACTATCTTTAGTATTGTGGAATAATATTATGAGGTTGCTTCAATAGAAGTCTCATTGGTTCTTTCGTTCAATCTCAATCTGTTTTTGGCGTTGCTTTGCCCATTTGATTGTAGCCCCTGCAAAGTCTCCTGAGTGGGGATCTAACTTACTTCTGGGTGAAGCGATTAGTCGATTGGATTGTTGGTTGCATGTAGAGCATACGCTTGTCCGAACATCGGAGTGTATGAACTTCTCTTCAATGCTACCGCATTCACTACATTCAAAATCAAATACGCGAATCATTAATGAAATCCTCGTAGGAGTTCCTGATACCATCTTCAAAGCGTAGGAGCTTTCCAATGATATCAAGTTGACCTTGCCTGAAGTGTAATTCTTTTTCAGTCTTACATGTGACTAAATCTCTTAGGCTCTCTGCGGAGTCTTCAAAATCCTCTAGTAAGACTTTCCATCCCTCGGTTAGAAAAACATCAATCAATGATTCGTAATATTTCTCTAACTCGTTGTCTGTTTCTGTTGACATTGCGTTTCTCCTGTGCTAGGACGCGGTTGATTGGGATGAACTATAACATAAAACCTGTAGAAAGTCAAGTATTATTTTTATTAATCTTGCATTTGCTTATTAACAATTGCTTCTTTACTAACGATTTCACGTTCTTTTAATACTAACTCGGCTACTTTAGCGCGTTTGACGAACTCTTTTTCATCCTCATCACCTTGTTCGATGTTAGTAGTAAGTACTTTAAGTCGTGCAGTCTCAGCTTCCATAGGTAAGAGTTCAGTCTCGGTAGATATTTTGGCTACCCTAGCCTGAGATTCCTGCGCCTGTCCTTGAAGTACCGCGATATAAGCTTGCTTCTGTTGGACTTCAACTTCCATACCAGCTTGAGCAACTGGGTCAGGCTTACTTGCCTCCTGTAGTTTAGCGATAAGAGTTTCACGATTAGCTAAGTTCATGTTATCCACAACAGACTGTACTAACTCAGGATACATAGGAGTATCAGGTGACATTGTTTGTAATAACTGAACTAACTGTGTTACTTCATATTCACGCGCAATGATGCCTAGTGAACTGGTAGTAATAAACTTATAATCAGCAGTAGGATACTTTTCAGGATTATACTGCATGTAGCGCCAAGCTGCTGCCTGTACAAAAGGTATCAGGAAACTCTCTTGGAAATTGATCAGGGTACGTTTATGGCGCTTGATGATAGCACCTAATCCCATAGAGATAGCACCTGCGGCAGCATCCCCATTAATGGCACCTGATAAACCAGAACTATCAATAGCTCCTGTCGCTGTCTGTACCATGCGCTGAAGCTGGTCAGCTTGACTAAAGGTAACATTATCCACACTACCGAAACGCATAGGAGATAGAATCTCATTTGGATTACCATTAGTTAGGATAGTTTTTCCGGGCTTCACTTCCATCCTAGCGCCACGGGGCATACGGGAAACGTCCATAGCCATCATAGGATGAACAGTAAGAGCAAGAGCATCTATACGTGCGCGTAACTCTGTGTCCAAAGCCTTTTGACTATTGTATCCTTTCTCACAAACACCTCGGCCCCAAAAACGGCTAGGTACTACGTCCCAAGGAAACGCCACAACAGGACGATCTTGCATCATGTAAGGACTTTCTTCTAGTTTTAGGATAGCATCACCATTAGCAATGACAGCTACTACCTCAACATATAAAGATTTGTCCTCGTCATGTGTCTCAGAGAGGGATACAACTTCTTCATCCTCTGAGTACTGGTAACTTTCTAGAAGAGTACGTGGGATTAAACCATAATACTTTGTTAAACGTACTCGGTCATCATCATATTCGTTAATATCGTCTTGTGCTTCAAGGAATGAGTGTGTAGCTGTAGAGTCTAAGTCAACATCTTCATATACACCTTCCTCTATCAGAGTTTCCACCTGATGTAGGGGAACAAACTCATCAATCGCTACACCTAATGCTTCATCAATAGTAGATGAAGTAGGGTCAATTAG